TTCGCTTTAAATACCCTGCCGGGCCGCTGCTATTTCACTTACCGCATTGATGCAATCCTCAATTCCAAGCAGCTTGCAATGGTGGGCCTGCCATGCTCCAGTTCCTTCCATGCTAGTCCTGACTAGATACTCATTGTCCCGTATCTGAATCAGCTTGGCCATGATCGTTTGGTATATTTCTCGTTCTGTATTTGTCATGTTTTGTTTTGGTTTAACCGCTACAGACGCTTTCGTTTCGGGGTCACCCTGCCTGATTCTTCCGGCCTGAGATTGATCCAATAGGTTTTCTTTGGCGTAACCACTAACGCAGACCATTGACAGGTGCGCTTGGCCAAAAGTTCAGCCAAATATATCGCCCGCTCCAATAAATCACATGGCTTGGATGGAAAGCGAGGGTAATTGACCATGCCGACACAATAGCCAGCCTCCTGACCGCCCGTGTAAATGTAGTCGCATGCCGTTACCGTAACGCATAAGCCTTCCCTCATGCAGTCCTCGCGAAGGACTTGCTTGGCGACATTGATGTCACCGGCCAGGTAGATGTTGATTTGGTAGGTGGGTGAGGTTTTCATAAATTTAGTTTTGGAACTACGCACTGAGGACCGCAATCCATGTCTGGCTCTGATTCATATCTGCCCTGATTCGGGTCAAGCTCATCCAGATAAACTCGCTTAGTTGTGCCGCCGCGCCTATCCTTCAGAATTGTGACGCCCATGTCGCGCTCTGTTTTTGCCATCTTAGCGAACACGTCTGGAAAGTCCCGCCTAATCTTGTTCCAGTATCCGATTCCTCCCTTAACGCACCCGATGCAGTTGTTATTGGTGTAGCCCAGGCGATACATGGCTGGAAGTTCTATCCCGGCATCTTTGATGATTCTGTAACAGCTCTTCTTTGTGATGCCTCTATTGAAAAGGTTCCATTCCAGCCACAGCTCTGGATTATTCTCAATAAAAAGGTCAATTCTTGCGCTTTCGTCAAAGGTTAAGCCGAAAATATGTGTATCTTCCGGGCGCTGGTAATTCTTGCGAACGTTTTTCTTCAACTCCGTTGTGCATCTGGCCCCAGTTGCACCAACCAGCCACCCGGTTTTCATAAAAACGTCATAAATGTCATCGTAAACTTCCGACTTGAGCATTTTGATTGGATGGCCGATCCATTCCTGAACATCATTTAGAAACCTGATGTTGTCCGGGTGTTCATTCTTCAGCAGATCGCAATACAGAATTTCAAGGTTGTCGTTTTTGTGTTCTTCGCTGGCAATCTTTGCAGCGACCGCAGAGGCCGCTCCACATGAAAACCATACCAACGTTCGCGCATTGTCTTTCCAGTCTTCGGTTATATCAGAATACATAGGTTTTGTTGTTGTTTTCGCCTTCAACACCCAAGTTCGTTTCAGTCCCACCTGCCGGGCGACTAGGAAGCCAGAAACAATAGGGCATCTCTAGCGAATTTAGGTTCGCTTTTCGTTACTGGTACCAGATTACCCGCTTCAGGCTCGCATTTGCCCTGTTTCTCAAGAGCATAGCTTGCGACTAATCTGTCCTATGTTCACCGCAACCAACTAGGCGGGGCCTTCTTTTAACCTGCCGGTGTGACTGAGGTTCTCAGTTTCCAACATTTTTCATACACTCAACGGACTCGCGCTCCCGAAGTATCCGGCTATATCAGCTTTGTGTATGGGCTTATTACGGGCTTGATGTATCTTACGTTATCGCGATTTGAACCGCATTTGGTTGCTGTGTCTGGCCGGTAATTGCCGACCTTGTTCCGCCATACACTGCTCTGGTCTGGCCAGAATGACAATGTAGCTCGGTAAATTGAAAAGCGGCAGTGCTCAGTTCAATGTGAGCAAGAACACCGGAGCGGGTGTCGTGTCTAGTTCCACCAACTGCCGCAAAAGGATTGGCGCGGGAAGTAGGCATGAGAAGGAGAGCTGCGATGCGGTCCTTTGATTCAGTCGCACCCGCGCCAATAAACTTGTTGTTCGTATTCATGCTACACTTTCGACCTGCATCACACCTGCATCGCGCCACGAACTTAACACTTGCCTTTCCCCGCGCAAGGATTATTTTCAGGAAAATTCAGGTTAACGATAAAGGCCAGCAAACATGATAAAAAGGCGCAAGCCGGTAGATATCAGCCAGACCTCCGCCCGTCAACTATGCGAAAAGCATAAGTTCGATCCGTTTGAGGAAATGATCCTGTGCGTCAAGAACCGGATACCTGTGCCGCGAGGGGTTGACCCGGATGTGCTCAAGCCGATGCTGCAACGGTACGACCTGGTTGAAGAGGATGGGAAACAGTGGTTGGTGTTGCCGGTCAAGGACAAGCTGGACGCGCTGGACAAGTGCTGCCGCTACACCCGGCCCGTGCTCAAGAGCAGCGAAATCAAGGATGTGAAGGATTATACCCTGAGGGTAACGGTCAAGAAGTTTGGTGAGGTGGAGAATGGGAACGGAACAGTCGTTGATGTGACGCCTGAGCTGGTTAAGCAGATTGAGGATAACACAAATGCCTGACATTGAACTCCCACACAGATACACCCCTCGCCCATACCAGCAAGCATTGTGGAATCATTTCGTGCCAAACGCTGAGCGCAAGCGTGCTGTTGTTATCGCTCACCGCAGATGGGGCAAGGACCTTTTGGCATTGAACCTAGCTGTTACACTGTCCCAAATTCGCGTTGGAACCTACTGGCACTGCCTCCCGTTCGCCCGTCAGAGTAGGGCGGTTGTATGGAACGGAATCGACTCAAATAACAACATTAGATTGCTCGATCACATACCGGAAGAAATCGTTGAGAGGCGCAATGAAAACGAGATGCGAGTGCACTTTAAAAACGGGTCCATCTTGCAATGCATCGGTGGCGACGACATCGACCGACACGTCGGAACTAACCCTATTGGTGTAGTCCTGTCAGAATACGCAATCACCGATCCTGCTGTATGGGATTACATCCGTCCTATTCTGCGCGAGAACAAAGGCTGGTGCCTAATCATTACGACCATTCGTGGCAAGAACCACGCATACAAAATCGCTCAAGACTATGCGCGGCTGCAAACATCGAACCCGAACTATCTTTACGTCAACCAGACCATTGACGATACCAAGGCGATAAGCGCGGCAGACCTTGAAGAGGAAAAGCTGTCCGGTATGAGCGAGCAGCTCATTCGTCAGGAGTTTTACAACGACCCGGAAATCCCGCTACAGGGCGCTTACTACGTTTCGGAAATTACCAAGGCGCACAAGGAAGGCCGCATTACGAACGTTCCATACGAACCAAAGGCATTGGTGCACACCGCGTGGGACATTGGGTTCTCGGACTTCACGGTCATTGCGTTCTTTCAGATCGTAGGGCAGGAGGTTCGGATCATAGATCACTACGCAGCGTCAGGTGAGGAGATGAGCCATTACGCAAGAATTCTCAAGGAAAAAGAGTACGCGTTTGGGGATCATTTTGGTCCCTGGGATTTGAACCTGAAACAATTAGCAGCCGGTGGCAAATCAGTCTGGGACGTTGCGCGTTCGCTCGGCATCAAGTTTCGCGTCACGCCACAGCCCAAATCGAAACTGGACGGCATCGAACAGGTCCGTAACATTTTCAACCGATTGTGGATTGACAAAACCAAGTGCGCCCGGTTAATTGAAGCCCTGTCAAGTTACCGTAAAGAACTGCTGCCTGAAAAACTGCAACAAACCGGCGTGGGTGAAGACATGAAAATCTACAAAGACACCCCGCTCCATGACTGGACATCACACTTCGCGGACTGTATGCGGGTGCTGGCGTGGAACATTCAGAAATCGTCACGGAAGGTGGAGCTTCCGCAGCGGCAGCGCGATACGGTCAGTTACCTGTAAACATGAACGAGAAAAAACTAGTTTATTTAGCGATACCATACTCACATCCAGACGAATCGGTCAGAAACTTTAGGTTTGAAACAGCTAACAGAATCGCATCAGAGCTGATGCGGGCCGGGCTGTTTATTTATTCTCCAATCAGCCACAGCCATCCAATTGCCCTCGCTGGCGGGCTTCCTCTTGGCTGGGATTTTTGGGAGAAATACGACCGCGCAATTCTGGAATCGTGCTGGAAAATAATCGTTGTGCAAGTTGACGGCTGGGACAAGTCTTCCGGCGTCAGTGAAGAAATCAAGATTGCAAAAGAACTCGGCCTGTGCGTTGAATTTATTAAACCATGAAATACGAATACCTAATCTGGTCCCCCACCTCCGACATGAGCGCGGTCAGTTACCTGTAAACATGAAACAATACTCAATAAAACTAACGGCTGAAATCGTTGATAGCACACACAAGGAACAAGTCATCTTTCAAGACTTGTCGTTTGTGGCCGCTTCGCCAGCAATTCACGACGCCATCGAGTCGATGGGTGGCAGCTTTATTCGCGGCCTTTCGATGTCTTTGAGCCGGGACACAATGCTTAAATCCGACGCCAAGCAATATCTGTCTGACCTGGAAAAACAAACCAAATGAAATACGAATACTACATCTGGGCACCAACCGACTCATGGCCACTGGAAGAAATCCAAGCCGAATTCAACAAGCTCGGCGAAGCGGGCTGGGCCTTCATCAGCCGGGACGCTGTTGGGCGGAATGTGTTCATGAAGGTCAAATCCGCCACAAGCACGGCCACAACGGTTGTGAACGCAGCCGCTCCGGTTGACCGGCAGGCTAGGCGCGAGGAGTTAAAGACCAAGGGAAAGGTGGCAAGGCGTTGACCCCAATCGAGAAAGCCGCTGACGTTTACCGTAACGAGTGGTGCGCCCGGTCCTTTAAGGAGGATCTGGCGCTCCACTTCCAGCATGGCTGGGTCATATCCTCCCCGCGCTTCTTCGTCATGGGCAGGCCGGTTTGCTATTGGGCTTGGTCAACCGATCAAATCCTTGATCCTTTCCATAACCCACCGGACGAACCAGATTGCTGGCATGTCTGGCTGGCCGCAGGCGACCTAAAGGAGGCGCTTAAATTCCTTCCTTTCCCCTTGCCATACATCTCTTTTGAGCGTAAGAATGTCCTCAAGATGTATTCGTTTGACAGATTTGTCAGCAAGTTATGAGTGATCCGTATCACGACATTTCTTTTTTTTGCCCTGAACGCTTTAACGTTAACGCTGTGACGCGGTGTTACAAGGGCGGTGGTGGTGGCTCGGCTCCAAAGCCCCCGGCTCCTCCGCGCCCAGAGGATGCCATTTTCGGCGCAACCGCCACCGTTCAGAACCGCCAGCGCAATGCGCGTGGGTTTAACTCGACCGTCCTGACCGCTGGTATGACGCCAACCCAAGTCAATTACGGCCCGAAGCGACCGGCTACGCTCCTGTCAACCCTGAGCTGAAATGCAAGACATCGACCCAAAAGCCGTAGCGGTCATTGCAAGATTTGATGCGCAAAAATCAGAGCGTTCCAATTGGGAAACGAACTGGCAGGACATTCGCGATCTGGTTCGTCCAACTACGACAGACTTCAACCGGCGCGAACAGCCCGGTTTCAGCCGTGTCGATAACGTATACGACGGCACGGCGCGGGAGGCGTCCAAGGAGCTGGCGGCTGCGCTGCACTCCTATATGTCGTCCCCTACGGAACGGTGGTTCGAGATTCAAGCCACGCCCGATATTGAGCTGGCTCGCGACCCGCAGGTGATTGCTTGGTCGGAACAAGTAGCCGACGCCATTTACGGTCAGTATTGCAACGACCGGACCGGCCTGACCAGCGCCTTGCATGAGTCCTATCTGGACATCTCGGCCTTTGGTAACTGCATCGTGTATCAGGATTGGGACGGCGATTCCCAAGCCCTGCACTTCCGCACGCACCCGCTCTCGGCCTGCTATTTCGAGGAAGACTACTACGGGCGCATCAATTCCATTTCGCGCTGCCTGCCGATGACCTATGACCAGGTGGTTGGTCAGTTCGGCCCTGTCTTGGGCGAGGAATTCTCCAAGGACAAGCAGCGTCGT